CGCTGCAAAACAGCATGGACGGCGACTTCGACACGGGCAACGTGCGGTATAAGAGCCGCGAGCGTTACTCGTTCGGTTGGTCGGATCCGCTGGGCATGTTTGCCTCGCCGGGTTCGTCCTGATAGCTTTCTCCTGTAGAGGGTAAGCACTGAGGGGTTACAAGTTCCTAGAGGCTTGTAGCCCCTCTTTTTTAGTGATATACAGTCGTTCATCGGGAAAAATTGCTTATCAGACAGCCCCGACTGACGACATGCAGACTGATAAGCACAACTCGCATGTGAGGATTTGAAATGGCACGTACAACTTTTAGCGGCCCGGTTGCTTCCGACAATGGTTTTATTGGCGTTATTGCTTCCGACTCTGCCGTTGTTACTAACCTTCTTTGCACGACTCTGACGATTGGCAGCACCAAGCTGACCACGGGTTCAGTATCGGGCACGGTATCGGTTCAGGCCGGTCGCATCCCGGTTCTCATCGGCAGCACGACGCTCTACATCGGTCTGTACGCCAGTCTCGTCCCGTAAGATTTCGTGGGGGGCGTAAGCCCCCTTCATCCATTACAGGAGACGGAGAATGGGTATGCAAACAGATGTCTTAGCCAGTAAAGTCGCTGTGGCTGCTGGCAATCTATTGGATCAAAATAGCCTTGTAATTGGACGTTCTCGCGTAAAAGCGATTTATATCGTCCCTGATTCGGGTGCTGGCACGGTGACTTTTCGTGACGGTGGCGCAAGTGGCCCGGTCAAAATCGCGGTTGATACGAAAGCAAGTTCTACCGCACCGGATTACATCCTGATGCCGGGTGAAGGACTGCTCTTCCAAACGAGCGTCTACATCGTTCCGTCAGCCGTAATCTCGACGATGGTCATTTATGGCTAAGTCACCGGCTTGGCAACGTAAGGAAGGCAAAAACCCCGCTGGCGGTTTAAATGCTAAAGGCAGGGCTTCCTACAACCGGGCTAACCCCGGCAAGCCGGGACTCAAGGCTCCGCAGCCTGAAGGCGGTTCTCGTAAGAAATCCTTCTGTGCCCGGATGTCTGGGATGAAGAAGAAACTGACGAGCGCCAAGACTGCGAATGACCCGAACTCCCGTATCAACAAGTCCTTACGTGCATGGAAGTGCTGAGTCATGGAAATGCTTGTTTGGAACATGGTTCTGACGGGAATCGTGGCAGTTTTAGGTTTTGTGGTTAAGGAAAAGTTTGCCGAGCTACAAAGACTCGGCATTCTGCTAAATAGGACTCGGGAAGAGGTTGCGCGTGACCACATCACCCGCGCTGAAGTCCGAGAAGATATGCGTCAACTGATTGACAGATTGGAGAAGTTGGATCAGAAAATTGACCAACTGATTAAAAATGCCAAGTAAATCAGGTAAACAGCATCGTTTGATGGCAGCGGTGGCTAATAACAAAGCCTTCGCTAAAAAGGTCGGCGTCCCGCAGTCCGTGGGGCGTGAATACGTTAAGGCCGACAAAGGCCGTAAATTTAAAGGTAAATCCAAATGAAAGAGTCCAAGGGAATGATGAAGAAGGAAGTGGCTTTCATGAAGAAGAAAGGCGCTCCGAAGTCCATGATCCGCCACGAAATGAAAGAGGCGGGCATGAAGAAGGGCGGTATGGCTAAGTCTGGCGGTTCGTTCCGCAAGGCCGCTGATGGCGTTGCCAGCAAGGGCAAGACCAAGGCGAAGATGGTCAAGATGAACAAGGGCGGGTACTGCTAATGAGCAGCGGACCAAAAACCAGAGGGTCATACGGTCCCACTAGTCCCCGTGGTCAGGCTGCGGCTCAAAAGCAGGCTGCTGCTATGCAGGCTGTCAAAGACCAAGACATGACCAAGAAAATGCGCGATGCTTACGAGAACTTCCAAAAGAGCCCCGAGGCCGACACTATCGGTATGAATAAAGGCGGTATGCCTGATCTTACCGGTGACGGTAAGGTAACTCGTGCTGATGTCCTCAAAGGGCGTGGCGTGTTTAAGCATGGCGGTAGCGTTAAGAAAATGGCTGGCGGTGGTATGGCCTCTTCTGTTTCTAAGCGTGCTGACGGTATCGCCAAGAAAGGCAAGACCCGCTGCAAAATGGTGTAACTATGAAGCGCCGTAGACGTTTCGCTGAAGGGGACTTGGTCGAAGAGGGGTTGGGGGCTTTTGACTCTGACACCGCTAGTTATGCCCGTCGTGCGCCGCAGAATCGCACGATTGACGATATGTCGTTCAGCGAAGCGTTTAAAGCCAAGCGTAAAGAGCTTGGCGAAGGCAAGACCTTTACTTGGCGCGGTGAGAAGTACACGACTTCTACCAAGAAGCCTGAAGCAAAAGTTGAGTCTAAACCCGCTACCACTAAGCCTGCTCCCAAGGCTGTTACTAAACCGCTTACTCCAAAGCAAGAAAAAACAGTTGGGCGACAGATTGATAAATCTGTTTCAAGATTGCCGTCTTTGCCCGGTGATAGAGCCACGGATTATGGAGGCGCAGATAAACCAGAGGATCGGCAAAGACTTAAAGACAGCGCCATTGGTGTTATAGAAAAAGGCATGAAAGCGGCGAATGTCCCGCTGCATTACCGTGCTTTTGCGGGCACCATGTTAGGCAGCAAAGGTAAAATTACGGAAGATTATTTAACTAAAGACGAATTAGCTAAGTTAAAAAGCCGTACTGAAAAAGCCGCATCTGAAGGCAAATCTAGTATTGATTACGGTAAAAATAAAGAAAATATCAATCCCGTATTAAACGAAGATGCTCAATTCGGCAGAGAAAAAGATATCGAACTTACTTTCGGTAGGGCCGGATTTAAGAAAGATAAGGACAAAACTGTTCTTAGAGATAAATACGAATTTAATAATCCCGAACGTAGAAAAGAATTAGACCGCCTTAAAGAAGTTAGAAAAAAAGGTGGTAAGTCTGCTGTCGTAAAAGACGTAGCGGAAAAAACATTAAAGGATTACAAAAAAGAAGGATTCAAAACCGCTTTTAACAGACTTCCTAGCCGTCTTGGTAATGCTTTTATCGGCGAAGATGGCCGTGAAGTCGAGATTGCCATGCGCCGTGGTGGTCGCGTTAAAGAAGAACGTGTTCGCGGCTACGGCATTGCTCAGAAAGGCCGTGGCCGTGGGAGATTCGTACGATGATGGCTTCTCGTGGCATGGGTGCGATTAGCCCGAAAAAGATCCCCCGTGCAAAGCGCCGTGGGGATAATAAGCCTGTTATTGGCACAGACAAACCAATCAAGACTTTCAGCAAGGGCGGAGAGTCCAAGGTCAATCAGGCTGGTAACTACACCAAGCCCGGTATGCGTAAGAAGTTATTTGAGTCCATCAAGGCTTCGGCAACGCAAGGTACCGGTGCAGGCCAGTGGTCGGCTCGCAAGGCGCAGTTGTTAGCCAAGCGGTACAAGGAGAAGGGCGGTGGATACCGGGACTGACATTGAACTTTTCAAAGCGCAGGTTCAGGCCGAACTCAATCGGCTTGAGGCCAAGGCGTCTGCTAAGACTGTTGCTGGTAAGGCTATCGGCAAGGATGGTCTCAAGTACATTACAGCCATCGTCGTGATCGGTGTCGTCTCTAGCCTCTTTTTGGATAACGACAAGATTGCTGCCGTGATGGGGCTGCTTGGTGCGTCTCTGACTGCTTTGATCTCTATGCTTAACGGCATTGCAGGTACGGTCGAGAAGGAAGAGAAGCCCGAGTACGCGGTCATCAAGGAACTCATCGCCAAGTTGGATCGGCTGGATCGCAAGGAAATGCCCATGAGGGTCGATGTCGAGGGCGACCACGTGGTTGTCACCAAGGGTGACGATGTGGTGAAGGCAAGCCGATGAAGTCCCCGCAGCAATCCTTAAAGGCTTGGGGCGACCAGAAGTGGAGAACGAAGAGTGGTAAACGATCTTCTGACACGGGCGAAAGGTATCTTCCAGAGGCTGCGATTAAAGCTCTCAGCCCTGCTGAGTACGCCCGAACCACTGCCGCCAAGCGCCGAGGAAAAGCCCAAGGCAAGCAGTTCGTCGCGCAGCCCAAGGGTATATCGCAAAAAACCCGTGCGTATCGTCAAAAAGGTAAGTAAATGACCTACAAGACTACAGCAACGACGGACTTCAACCTTGATCTCAACACGATCATCGAAGAATCTTTTGAGCGTTGTGGTGCTGAGTTGCGGACGGGTTACGACTTCCGTACCGCCAAGCGCAGTCTTGGTCTATTGCTCATGGACTGGGCAAACCGTGGTATTAACCTCTGGACGCTGGAGACCGGTACCCAAACTCTGACGTACAACGTAGGTACGTATGACTTGCCGGTAGATACGGTTGACCTGCTTGACCATGTAATCCGTACTGGGTCTGGCACGACTCAGCAAGACATCAACATTTCTCGTATCTCGTCCAGCACCTACGTGTCGATTCCGAACAAGAATGCGACGGGTCGCCCGATCCAGATCTGGATTAACCGACGTACAGGTGCTACGGATGCGGCTAATACGATTATTTACCCGCAGTTCACAGTGTGGCCGAAGCCAGACAATACGACGACTTGGACGCTGTTCTATACCCGTCTGGTGCGTATGACTGATCCCGGTACGGGTGTGAACGGTCAGGACATCCCGTTCCGTGCATTACCTTGCATGGTGGCAGGTTTGGCCTACATGATGTCGATGAAGATTCCCGGCGCTATGGAGCGTACGGCTATGTTAAAAGCCCAGTATGACGAGGCTTGGGATCTGATGGCGGGTGAAGACCGTGAAAAGGCGGCAGTGCGGTTTGTGCCACGTGAGAGCTTCTTGGGTGGATACTAATGCCAAACAGGTTTGCAAGTGGCAAGCACGCGATTGCGGAGTGCGACCGGTGTGGATTCCGGTTCAAACTTCGCCAGTTGAAGTCTTTGGTGATCAAGACCAAGAATGTAAATATCTTGGTCTGTCCGGAGTGTTGGGAGCCTGATCAGCCGCAGTTGTCGCTGGGTCTGTACCCGGTTGATGACCCGCAGGCGTTGAGGAACCCAAGA